AATTTGGAGGGCTATGTCGGTAATGCTCCGACTTATGAAGTTTGGAAGACTCCCACATTACTTTTATGTTAATAACCCAAAATTGGCACGGCTGATGGGTGCTGCCCCCACTATCTACTCCGTGAAAGGGAGTCGAGTCTGCTGTTTCTCTTCAGCCGCATAAAACTGGTCAGGAGGCTAGGATTCGCACCTAGACCGATTCTTTCACAGAGAATAATGCTACTATTACACCACAACCTGATAAAACTGGCGGAATTGGCGAGGCTCGAACTCGTAACCCCCGCCGTGACAGGGCGGTGCTCTGACCAATTGAGCTACAATTCCTTTATAATGCCTTCGATAAGAATCGAACTTATGATAGCCGCTTATCAAGCGGCGGTTATACCATTTAACTACAAAGGCTTATAATTTTATTTTCTGTTAAATTTTCATATTCTAATATATAGACTTTAACGTTATTTTGTTCAATCACTTTCTCAATTTTTTCTTTATCTAGCCTTGCTTTATATGAATTTTTAGGGTCAAGATATATTTTATAATCAACTAAATAAAAATCAGCGAAATAGTTTTTATTATCATACTTTAATGCTTTTGGTCTTAGCCATTTTATATTTAACTTGGTTAAAATTTCGTAGCATTTGTACTCATATGTACTCTGCAATGTGGTTTCCTTTCCAAAGGAATCTAATACTTGAAATTTTTTACTTTTTCCAGCATTTTTTCTATATCCGCCCAGTTTTTTTAGTTTAGCTATTTTAGATAATAAGTCTTTTGTTTGCTGCGTATGTTTTTTTCTACTTTTCCCTTTAAATGGGCTTGCCATTCTTGGATCTCCTTTTAGGCCTTTATTCCAAGCTATATGACCTCTTTCTTTTGTTGTATATGAAGTATACGACCTATCTTTATTATACGGACATAATCTTTCGTGATTTCTATGGCTATTGTTATTAACGCAATCTTTTCCGCAAAACTTACATATCATATTTATATATACACTATAGGGATCAACATGCCACTCTACCAACTGAGTTATAGTCCTGAAATTAATTTTTATTCATAATGAGAAGTCATAGTCCAGCGAAAGACTCTTCCTCATACGCATTCGCTAACTCCGTGCATGATTGCTATGAATAAATTGGTGGCAGGGGCGGGATTTGAACCCACGATCTTCACGTTATGAGCGTGACGACTTAACCACTTGTCTACCCTGCTATATTAAAATTTGCGCCATCTAGGTAACGCTCCTAGTGAGTCCTTTCGGACGCGAGATTTACAGTCTCGTCCGCCTCTTTAACGGGCTACTGACGCTTGAATTGGCATGTCGGGTGGGTAACGCTCCCACATTAAAAGAGAATCCCTTCTCGTGTACGGCTTTGGAGACCGTTGCATTTCTTGTCTGCCACCGACATATAAAATTATCTATTAAGTAGAATACTATTATAAATTTTTTTTAACTCTGGAACGGAATTAAATAGTTTTTATAGTGTGTGCGTCCTTTCGCCATTCTTGTTTTATTGTTTTTTTACAAGTTAAACATTTCATAGAGTCGATCCTATTAATAATTACACTTTTTTAAAGATCAAGTCAATATAAAATGGCTCCTCTGGCTAGATTCGAACTAGCATGATGAACGCTTTAACAGAGCGCTGGCTTACCATTGGCCCACAGAGGAATAGAAAATGAGCCAGTGGAGGGACTCGAACCCCCGATGTTGTATTCCACTTTACAAAAGTGGCGCTGTCGCCGCTGAGCCACACTGGCATAAAATTGTTGGAGATTTATTTTTATCTATTTAGCCTTTACTCCATTTGCTCTTCAGTCGTTATTACGCGACAACTTGGTGGAGGCGACGAGGAACTGCCCCTCGTGTCCTTAATATTGGTATCTAAATATTCATTCACATGCTTAAATAACTTCGTACTTTGGTTGACTAAAGGTAACAAGGTGTTATTAACCTGTCCATGTTTAGAGTCCTACCTTCTATAGTGAAGAGTCTACAGACACCCTCATGAGAGTTTAACGAGCGACACATGATTGGCTCAACCTATTGCGATTCCAAAAGATTTAATAGGATCCTCTTCTGGTTCCTTAGGCAGCTAGTAACTCAACCTCATCAACGATGAACTGGTCAGCGTTGTTGAAGATGTATTCTGCTTCTGCTAGGATTGCGTCGGTATTGTCCTCTGCGTTTAGTTTTTTAATCGTCTTTTATAGTGGCCGAACGATTAACCACTGCATGCATATTTAAATTTCAACGGTTAAGTCGAATCTAAAACGCCCCCGAAAATTAGATTTTTCTATCAAAGATCATAAAAAGAGACTGTGCTCTAGTATAAGTTTATTACACATGGTAATTTACCTACTCACTTATAATATAAAAGTTTTGCGCCGCTGTCAAACTTTTTTAAGGAACTTTTTTCCATAGCCAATACGGGCCAGCCTTATCGTCACAAGCGACCGAAAGGTTCATGCATTTTTGATACGCACAAAAAAACAGGTAGCTTACGTGTTCACTTCTCCAAGAATGTCCGCAAATTTTCCAGCACAAGTCTCCGAGACAGTAAAAAGCGAGAGTTAAAAATTTATATATAAACCTCATATTTCTTCACACCTGTTTAGGTAACACATTTTACAAAGCTTTACTGGAATTTTCTCATTATGGATTTCTTCACTGAATGGGCAGAAAGTATCTTCAACATCTTCCTTTTCTTCTAGGCAATCATCGCATTGTAACTTCTTCTTGCCCCAATTAATTGAATCGTAATTTTCGTCCCATTGTCGCTTGTTTACGGGGCGTGGACTATCGCCCTTTCCTGCTCCGGTTGATTGATTATTGTTACTCATAAATTAATTATTATATCGGATCTAGTTGAGATATAGCTAGGTTATAACAATCTGATTTAAATGTCCAGCCCAAATGCGATTTTGAATCTTTTTCTCCTTTTTTGCAGAAACGTGATTGACTAAAATAATCTTCGCGTTTCTTTTTGCCTAGAATCCATGCTTTGGAAAGGTCTTCCATTACACGAACAAAAACATAATAATCACATTGCTGTTTGGTATTGAATTCAGAAATCGAACAATCGTATTCTGGTCTTGGCTTGCTGGTGCAACGCTTTGTTTTCACTTCGAATTTTACTCCATCCTTAATAACATCAAATTGATAATCATCTATATCTTGTGCGTTTAAATGCATTGCAACTAGTGATTGACCTATATAACCCGCGACATTTCCCTTGCCTTCGGTAATGCTATTACGCAAACTACCAAGTTGTTCGCTGCGCCGAATCGCGTCAGAAATCACATGTTGAGGTATGTTACTAATCTCAATCATGTTAAAAAAAGTGGAGGTAACCGGGATCGAACCGATGACATTCTGCTTGCAAAGCAGACGCTCTACCAACTGAGCTATACCCCCGAATATATTGATTACACCTTGTTATATAAGCAGTCATCTAATTTTACAATTAATGCCAAATATTTTTATTTGCTTTGCCCATACGTAATATAAATGTATTTATTATGATAAATAGATATTTAATATATATAAAATTAATTATTTGATTTTGATACGATCAAACAACATTGCGGTAGAATTATTTTCATGTTGACCAGCATCTACGAGTAGGCACTTAATTCCTTTTTGCTCTGCCAGTACGAGTGTCTCAACGAAATCGTCCACATGCAATTCAGATTTTATATTTAAAAGTGTTGGAGTCTTGTCTTTTCCCGCCGTACAATGAATTTCTTTGATTGGTAAGTCATACAGCTTGACAAAATCTACAACTTCTTGACGATGTTCCTCTGGACGAAAGGTTACAATATGAATTTCATACCCCTCACTATGTTTTTCGCGCACAAAATCAATCACCTCTGGGATTGGGGAGATAGATCCAGCGCCCATATGTATCCATCCGTTCCAGCAAGTATCTGTTTTCGCTAGAGTTTCGTCGAAATCTACGCTAATACATTTCTTGTGCATTATTTTATGTTACTACTTGTTGTGCATTATTGCAAGCTAGAATCTTCGTTGGGATTATAATGCTCAATTTTTGCATTACATTCTCTTAGAACTCTCGCCCAATCGCGCGCGGCCTCGGCTATCGGATCATCGGCATCAAAAAATTCTAATTTTCTAGCGTGTTTTTCGCAAGCATCTGCCCACGATAAAATAAAAGTAGGATCTTTTAGTGCTTGTAAATAACAATTAAAGTACCTAAGCCCCGTAACAAGGCCTAAAGATTTAATTGATAGGATTAGCATTGATATGTGTTGTCTTATTGCCATAAAATTATGATTTATTAATTTTCGTACGTATTATAAATACCACAGGACTTTGCCAAAGCTGTCAACTTTTGCGATAATTCCATTTTTATTTCTTAATACAGTCGTGTCTTCAGTGACTTCAATAATGATATAACCTTTGTCTAAAAGCGTCTGAACTTTTTTTGCTCTCATATTAATCTAGATCATTTTTTACGAGCCAACGCCCCAAAGCTTGAAGCGCGCTATTGCGACGATCCCGAAGCCAATCAGGGGTTTCATAATAATTCATATTGTTATTATCAAACTCTTTAATCGCTTTTTTTGCGTTCTTAAAGTCAATCAAGAACTGTTCGGCAAAACGAATATGATCGTAATTAATTTTTATTTCTTTAGTTTTCATGCCTGTATGGTTTCTCCTATTTGGCCATCTCCGTAGAGAATATCCATAAGAATTTCTAGGTCGATTGGCGTATATGCAATTCTTTCGGCGGATACGCAATAGTATCTTCGGTCGATAGATTCTTTAAATGTGATATTCCTATCCGAAATAACATCTGGTTCTTTTTTTGTTACCACTCTGTCATGAATGTGTCCATGAACATTGAGTTTATGCGCCCTCTCACTGAGTGACATTGGGTGAATTGGAAAATGGCTAAGTAATATGCCATTGCATTTATCATGCGTAAGCCTGTGAGTTGCGCGAATATCCTTAAAATATTTTGCATAATATTTCATGTCGTAAATATCATGGTTGCCCTTAATAAGAATTTTCTTACCATTAAGTTTAGCAAAGTTTTCAAGGTCTTTTGGTTTCTGTGCTACGTCCCCAAGAACATAAACTTTATCACTAGGATGAGTAACAACGGAATTCCATTGTTGAATTAGAAATGCATCATGTTCCTCAATAGAACGGAATGGGCGCATTGCCTCGGTATTTCCATCAAGAACATTAACCATATCTGCGTCTCCAAAATGGAGATCGGAAATCAGGAACGTTCTTTTCATGTTCCAATATTAATATAATTTAAGAGCAGCGTCAAGCTTCATTATGATGATCTGGACAGCTTTTTTGCCTTTTTCTCATCTCGGCGCGTAGTTCGCCAAAGGTAATTGGTGATGGGCAATTCTCTACAGAAACCTCATAATTTAGACCAGTAGCAAGGTACATACGACCAAGCTCCGACCTATTTAGGTTTCCATGAACATGAGCAAAAATATGATACGCACCTTTTCCCGCGCCGTTCCAAGAAAGTATGGGGTAATGGCTGAGAACAATAGCCTGACCATTTACAAATATCTCTAGATAGTTTGGAACAAAGAATATTTTCTTATCACCAATTTGCATTGATCCATCACATGACTCAAATAGCTGCTTGTATCCGGCTTGATGGTTGCCGGGTAGAATGTATAGGGTATCGAATTCAAGTCTTGAAAAAAGATTCTTAAGCCTCTCATCAGCATTATGTCCGAATATGTTGTCACCAAGCAGAAATCCTACAGTATTTTTATTTGCTTTATTATTCCAGTTATTAATAATACCATTATCGTGTTCAATAGAACTATTATAGCCCCTTGTTTTCCAGATAGGAACGTCCCACTTAGGGTCGTGACCATAATGCAGACAGCCCCAAAATAGCACATTATGATCTGTTGAAGATATTTTTACTGGCTTATAAAAAAAGTCCCTCATTTTTTTAGGTTACTACGATTTTAGTTTATCGTCAACCATTTAATGGTACACGATGAGGGGTTCGAACCCCCGACCTTATCCGTGTAAAGGATCTGCTCTACCACTGAGCTAATCGTGCAATATTAGTATTCTAATATATATTTTATCAAAAGTCAATCTTTTTTTGGGGAGGTAACTATTGTAAATTTATAAATAAGCAGTCCCTGAGGTTTGTTTCTTGATTCGACAAATTGTTTTTTTGCGCTAACAATAAGTTTTTTTTGTGAGATAATTAAAACTCTTTTTTGTAGTAATTCTTCTGCATCGCCATCATTCTTGCAGAATGCCGTCCATTTCTCAATATTGCGGTCTACTTGTGGTGCGCTCATACGCATTTTTACACAAATAAATAGGTAAAGACAGTAACTAAAAACTTATCTTTATAGTTGTATACGTTCTTACTCTGTCGATATTATTAAAGTTGTTATTATCAAATAAATTTTGTCCTGTTAATCGTGCATTTATTTTTTTATTATTTAATATATTTAGATAATATAAATCCTCTAACTGGGTAATTGTCAATTCTTTATCGGTAATATCTTTATATGTTATGTTATTAGTTTGGCTAATGGCTGAAGATAATATTATTAGAAAAGCTAATAGTTTACAAAGGTTTATTTTTAATGAGTTCATACTTTGTTTTTGGGTAAGTGTTATTGCTTAATTGCATAGTATATCTAAATTCTGGAAAAGATTGTTTAGGTGCGTGGCTGTATACCTCCAAAAACTCAACGGTAAAAGCTATTAAAAAGCATATTAATATAATAGGTAGAATATGTCTTGTCATATATTTATTTTTTATTTTTACGATTCAAAAGTGCATCATTAAAGATTGATTGCAGCTTTAATTGCGTTTCGGTAAAATTTTTCTTTTCTTTTTTATTCATTTTACGTGCCGAATCAGTTAATTGGTGTGAATCGACACAAATATATGCATTAATTTCATCTATAATAACATTTTTTGAATAACCGATATTCAATAAGTGTTCACGAAAAGATGCAAATAGATTCCTATGAAGCGAATTAATTAGCTCGTTTACCTTCGCTCTATATTCCTGATCAAGATAATAAACCGCATGACATAGTTCATGTTTTATTGTCTCGGTGTCTCGTGGCTCACAGCCTATTACATAATAGGGTTGACTGGCTTTTTTACTACCACGCTTAATTTCTGAATGAATATCTTCCATTACCTTATCGTAATCATTATTCCAGTCAGTAAAGTTTAGAGACATAAATTCGTCAACAACATGTCCGGGTATATTGAAGCCTTTCCAGTCTTGAGGGTACGTAAAAACTCCATCACCAAAACGTTTTGAATATAATCTTTGCAACTCATTCATGGTGAAAACTTTCCCTCTAACCTGCTTAAATGGTGATTCGTAATATTCCTGAATCCTGCAAAATGACATGGCAAGATCATAGCTGTCCTTAATAGTAACAAGAAATACTCTTTTGTATATTTCTTTGAGTTGGTATTTTATGTTCATTAAATATATTTAGTCTCTAAAATTACGATTGATAATTTTAAAACCAAGTGGGCGACCAATACCAGAAGCACGATAGTCCGAAGGGCGAACTACAATACCTTCTGCTGGTACTCCTTGGGTATCAATCTCTGCATCCAGAGTCTGGTCGTCAGCAATCATAATAAGATCCTCAAGAGTAAGTTCTTCTGCGGCAAAGTTTGCAACCATAGGAACATAGTTGCAATTAAGATTATGTTGACAGAACTGTGACATATTATACCAAGTCATATAACCGTTATCGGTACGTATTTGATAGGCATATAACGTGGCCTCCATTAGTTTAAGTTGGTTGCCTTGGATGCCGGGCCCCATAACTTCTCCTTGAATTACACCAGTAAAATCTTTGGGTATGGTAAGTTTTCGGGCAACATGCCAGAACGCATTGGAAGCAGATTCCTTGATGGATAGACGGCGAGAGCATACATGAGTGATCTCTCCGCTATCAATTATAATAGTACACGAAGAGCCATCGTACTTCTTTGTAATGGTAATAGGATGCTTAAGAACTTCCCCTACGATATCAGGATTAGAAAGCGCATTATCTTCATCGGTTTGCGATATGATATATGCCGGAAAAGTTCCTGCAATCTCGCCAGAAAGTGAGGCGGGAAGTTCTTTTTCATATTTCTTGACCCCAAGTTCAGCACCAACATCCGCACCGATCTGCCAAGTCGATGCGGCAAAAGTATTGCCATAAAGAACGGAAAGCGGCAGAACTAGTCCTTGTGAATACTCGCCACGCAGCTTTATGGTACGAAGACGAATTGGCTTGTCTGGATTCTTTTTATCTTTAAGAAATTCTGACCAAGGTGCATCGGGAAGAATAGTATCAATCACAATGAAAATTATCTTATCCCCTTCTTGGAACTCCCCCTTTTTTACAATAGTCTGCCAGCCTAAAACCTGAGCAATTTCAAGTAAATCGGCATTTGGGTGCGGCTTAATAGACTTGATTACTTCTAGTGATGCAAGCTTCATATATTTTATATATGCAATATAATTGATTTATTGTCAATACTATTTTAGAGTAAATGGGTGTAAGTATAAATAAGCTACGATTAATGGACTGGAAAATCTATATTTTAATATTATGTATAAATGTGAAAAATGCGATCTGATATTTAAGACAAAATATGCGAAAAGTGCGCACCAAAGAGTGCATTCAGATAAACCTCGTTCTGGTAACGAGTTAATAAATTTAAAAATTCAATCCGATAAACAAAAACAGGGGGCAATAAAAAAGTATTTAGTAAACCCTCTTTATTGTAAATTATGTAATAAAGCAATAAATTATGAAAAGGGCTCTCTTAAAAAGAGAGATAGAAATAGAAAAAATAAAAAATACAACAATGTTTTTTGCAGTAGTTCATGTGCAGCGAGTTTTAATAATAAAAACAAAACAAAAGGTAGTAGGCGATCCAAGCTTGAAAAATGGCTAGAAGAAGAGTTGTCTATTTTATACGCAAATTTAGAAATACACTATAATAGAAAAGATGCCATCAACAGTGAATTAGATATTTATATCCCATCTTTAAAATTAGCTTTTGAGCTTAATGGTATTTTTCATTACGAGCCAATTTATGGAAAAGAAAAATTAAAACAAATAATTAATAATGATAGTAGAAAATTTCAAGCTTGTTTAGAAAGAGGTATAGAGCTTTGTATTATTGATGCATCAAAATTAGTTTATTTTAAGCAAAATAACGTGATTCCTTATTTAAGGATAATTCGAGACATTATAAATAAAAAGCTGAGCAGGAACGACTTGAACGTTCAGTGTCTTTCGACAGAGGTTCCAAAGACCTCCGAGTTTACCAATTCCTCCACTGCTCAATAAGATTTATGTTTAGTATATTGTTTTTATTATAATTACCAACCGCTTTCTTCTAAAACTTTTTCTTTTACTTTCCTATAAATTTTTTTCTTTTGAAAATCAAACTCTTCTGGAAGAAGGTACATAGACTTGATCCAAGATTCCAGTTCTTGAATTAACAATGAATTAAAATCATTATTTTTTCTCAAAACCGAGAACTCGTCATAAGTTGCCTCGTTACCATGAGTTTTATCCAAATTCATATAGTTATTGTAAGGTTTTATTACAGTAAAGTCAATAAAGATTAGGAATTTTAAATAAAAAAATGGGGCTAAGTGAATAGCCCCAAATTTTTCTGTATCAGTTGCTGCTATTAGGCCATTCGATAAACCTTCTTGGGCTTACCCCTACCGCCGCTAATCTCCTTGACTACAGTGAGCTTACCGCTCTTGACGGCGCTACGCACAAGATTGTGCGCTTCATACTCCTTGATTCCATTCTTTTCGATAATATCCTTGACCGTAAACTCGGTGTTTGTTCCAACGAGGTCATTAAGTGACTTGGTCTGCTTGGATGGCCGACCCCTACGGCGTGGCTTTTCTGTGTCTATGTTCTGTTCTTCTGTGTTCATATTTTTATTAGGCTTTTCTGTCTTTGTTTTTGGTGCTCCCTTGTCAACAAGTACAACATTGACATCGTTTGAAATTGGGAATCTAAAATGCTGCCACTCATCGTTAATACTATTCCTTCGCTCTCCCTCGACGCTCGTGCTTGAAGAGTTTGTAGAAATAACCCTGAGATTGCGCATCATATCTGATAGAGATGGAATCTCAAAACGGTCATCTGCTTCAAGCCACCCGAGTTTCTGTGTTCTGATATTTTTGCTCATATTTTTATTTTTATACTATTTTAGCGGTTTGGCAAGAACTTTTTTACAAGAAAGAAAAAACACACAATAAATACAAGATATAAGTGAATTTGGGGGTGGTTTTTTTATTTTATGGTATATTTTACGTGTAATTAAGTGAATAAATAAACAAACTATATGATTCCTAGCGAATATAACTTACCTGATGCGTATCGTGGAGATACCTACGACCCAATAATTTTTGTTTTTACAGATCAGAATGGGAGCGGCATATCTTTCGATAACTCTATTGCCGTTGCTCAGGTAAGAAATTCTAGAAATGGCCTACTTCTGCAATGGTCTAGTGAGGATGGGACTATAAATATATCTGGAAATACATTAACATTCGCAAGTGTAGACTGTAATCGAATGAAAATTCCTGCAGGAACGCATAATTTTGACCTACAAGTGAATACTAGTGGCATTTGTGATACTTTTATCAATGGAACTTGGAATATAATACAGGACGTAACCGATATCTAATATATGTCATTTAATACCGCAAATATAGAAATATTTCAACCTCAACCTAGAGTTGTTAATATCGAAGTTAATACTAATAATAGGGTTGTCTCTGTTAATGGCAAAATAGGTAGTGTGGTTTTAACTAAAAATGACATTGGATTAAGTAACGTAGAAAATGTTAGTATATTGACAGTAAGTGGGGTACTTAAAGATGAGATAAATGATATTATTGTACAAAGTAGTGGTTTTTATCCAAGCTCAAACCCAAGTGGTTTTATTACTGGAGTTGATCTTTCTAGCTATGTAAATAAATCCGAAACTGGATCGTTCGTTACAGTCGATCAAACTGGCGCTTTTTACGCCGCCGATAATCCGAGCGGATTTATTACGGGCGTTGATCTATCGCCGTATGCTCTAGCTTCCGAAACTGGATCGTTCGTTACAGTCGATCAAACTGGCGCTTTTTACGCCGCCGATAATCCGAGCGGATTTATTACGGGCTGGTCAACAGACAGCTTGGTAAATGGAGAGTATGTAGTAAACCTATCTGGTGATGGTGTACTTAAAATACCCGGACAGATAACAGTACCAAATTTTGATGGTGGTAAAATAGTGTCTATTTCCGCTTATGACAGTATCGAGAGTTTTAATGGATATACTAATTTAGAATTATTGCAAAATGGACTAGATCTAGGCGCAAGAATCAGCATTGATGAATTTTTAAATATATCTATACAAAATGCCGGATCTGGATATGTTGATGGTATTGTTACATTACTGGGTGGAACCAGATTTATTATTTCCACAAGCCAAAATGGTTGGAGATTTTTACCAAATGGAACAATAGTATTTCCAGATTTATCAGTTCAATCTACCGCGTTTACTGGAGTTGATTTTTCGGGAATAGATTTCAGTCAATATACGACTAAAAATAATTTAGCGAGCGGGCTATCTGGAGTTACGCAAATTGCAATAGGCTACTCAATATTAAGCGCACAAACCGCGCTCAGTGGTGTTACTGGATATTTTGTACAAACGGGTGAAACTGGTCAATTTTACCCTGCTAGTAACCCAAATGGGTATATTACGGGTGTGGATTTAACGCCCTATGCGCTACAAAGTTCGGTTGATGATATTTTAAATGATCAAACATATGTTAGAACTACTGGAGATCAGATTATAAATGATAGTAAGTATTTTGACAACGTACATATAAATAATCTTTATGTAAATGGCACACAAACAATAGTAAATACGGAAACTGTTGATGTTGCCAGTAACTATCTAAATCTTAATGCTACTGGAGGCGCGAGAGATGCTGGTCTATTTATTAATTTAAATGAAAGTGGTATATTTACTGGTGGTGCGTACATTGGATGGGATATTCCATCAAATACATGGAGAATTGGCACGGGAGTTTCTGGAACAGATTTGTCGTCTTTAGATGAGATTGCAAGCCAATCATGGTCAACCGGAATGTTTTATTCAAACAGTAATCCAAGTGGTTATATTACTGGCGTTGACTTAAATGGTTTAAGTTTAACGCAGTTGGTAAAAAATGGCCATACTAGTACTTTGTATAAAGGTCAGCCTGTTTATATATCAAGCGCAAATGGGGCAAATATAATTATTAGCGCAGCTTCTAATACTGGCGAAATGACTTCATCTAAAACACTGGGTCTTCTAGCGCAAGACTTATTAGTAAATGACAACGGGTATGTGGTAACAGAGGGTCTTTTAAATGGATTAAACACGAATAGCGCACTAGAAGGCGATCCGGTATGGTTAGGGCCAACTGGTAGTTTAATATTTGGATTGTCCAATAAGCCGTATGCACCTTCCCATTTGGTTTACTTGGGTGTTGTTACAAGATCAAATCAAAGTAATGGTGCAATATATGTACATGTGCAAAATGGTTTTGAGCTTGATGAGCTACATAATGTAAGTATTGGGGACCGAAACGTATTACAGAATAATGATATTATACAGTATGATTCTAGTAGTGGTATATGGTTTAACCGTCAATTGCAAACTGGGTCATTTTTAACAACGGCAGGCGGAGTAATAAGTGGAAGCTTGACAGTTAATAATATTAATGTACAGTCTCAAGTACAGTACTCGTCCGATAATACTGTAAAGGTATATCAGTATTATAATACTGGAACAAATAGCTTGGATACAGTTTTTGTATAAAATGAGTAATTTAATATCAAGTTTAACAGAGGATGGCGTACTAAAAACTTCCGTTGAGTTTGATGAAGTTACTTATACAACAAATAAATTTTCACAAGATGGGATTTATAGTGGGAATTTTGATGAAACCAGTTCAAAGTTAGTTTGGGTTAATTCTAATCTTAAAAATGCAGCGCAGTGGCAGACTTGTGATTTCAGTATTAATAATAATTGGGTTCAAAATGTTTTACCTGTTAATACTGGCTGGCTTTCAGTCACCTATGGTAATGGCAGGTTTGTTGCTGTTAGTAATACGAGTAATAATAATATTACAAATATTGGGGCTTATTCCGATGACGGTATTAATTGGGTGCAAACCACGATGCCTTCAAGTACTCGTTGGCAGTCCGTAACCTATGGTAATGGAAGATTTGTTGCTATTGCTAACCTTTCAAATATTGCAGCCTATTCGGATGATGGTATAACATGGGTTCAAACTACTTTACCTGTTTGGAATCGTTGGTCTCCACTAACATATGGCAATGGAAGATTTGTTGCTGTTCCTTTTTTTTCATCAAATATTGGGGCCTATTCGGATGATGGTATAACATGGGTTCCAATTACTCTACCCGGTACTGGTTGGAATGTAATAGCCTACGGTAATGGAAGATTTGTTATTTTTGTTAGTAGTAGTAGAAGTACAGTGGCCGCTTACTCCGATGATGGTATAACATGGGTTCCAATTACTGTACCCGGTATTGGTTGGCAGTCCGTAACCTATGGTAATGGAAGATTTGTTGCCGTTACTAGTGCAAATAATATAGCTGCCTATTCTAATGACGGAATAACATGGACTCAAGCAAATTTACCTTCAATTGCTACTTGGATTTCAGTAACCTACGGTAATGGAATATTTTTTGCTATTGCTAATAGGATAAATTCAAATTTGACAAATATAGCTGCCTATTCCAATGATGGTATAACATGGACTCGGGCCGATTTACCTTCAATTGCTAATTGGAGTTCAGTAACCTACGGTAATGGACGATTTGTTGCCATTGCTTTTGGTTCAAATATATTTGCATATATTGACGCTATACAAATACATTCTTTATATGTGGGTGGACACTTTGACGAAGTGACATTAAATCCTTTAGTCTAACTTAGCGTGTAAAAATATATATGCTCTGTACAAAAATTTAAACAATAACAATAACTAAAAAATAAATATAAACTTATGGCAAAACTACTAGGAGGAACAACAATAGCAGGAGATTTATTGGTAAGTGGCAATGTCTATGCTGCTACACCATTATCTGGAGATAATTCAACAAGGACGGCAACAACTGCTTTTGTAAGATCTGGATATGTGCAATTGGCGCAAACAGGCGCATTTTACGGATCGAATAACCCGAGCGGGTATGTTAGGTCGGTAGAAACCGGTGCGTTTTACGGATCGAATAACCCGAGCGGGTATGTTAGGTCGGTAGAAACCGGTATATTTTATACGTCTAATAACCCGAGCGGGTATATCAGGTCTACGCAGACAGGAGCGTTTTATGGATCGAATAATCCTAGCGGATATATCAGATCTACACAAACAGGCGCATTTTACGGATCGAATAACCCGAGTGGATTTATAACTGGCGTCAATCTTGCGCCATATGTATTAAAGTCAGAAACTGGATCGTTTGTTAATAGCGATGGCTCTGTAATTACAGTTATATCACTTACTCAGTCGCAATTTAACCTAATCACATCCCCATCTGATAATACTCTTTATGTAATCACGGGAGACGCAATTATACCAAATGTAGATTTAAATTCGTATATTACCGTCGGGCAAACGGGAGCTTTTTATGCTACTAGTAACCCAAGTGGTTATATTAGATCTACGCAAACCGGTGCGTTTTACGGATCGAATAACCCGAGTGGGTATATCAGATCTACGCAAACAGGCGCGTTTTATGGATCGAATAACCCGAGCGGTTATGTAAGATCCGTAGAAACAGGCGCGTTTTATGGATCGAATAATCCGAGTGGTTATGTAAGATCCGTAGAAACAGGCGCGTTTTATGGATCGAATAATCCGAGCGGTTATATTACCGGAGTCAATTTACAATCGTATCAGTTAAAGTCGGAGAGTATATCTTTTAATTTAAATACAACAACTAACGGCTCCGGAAGTGTGGTTATCGATTACCCATATTTTTCTCTAGAAAACGGAGCAAGAGTTTTATTAAATGCAAAATGGAGAGAAATAGATGTTTGTGGGGCAGATGGTACTACAGGTAAAGCTATGATTCTTATGACTGAATCATATCCTAGTTACTTAACTGGAAGTTCTGCAAGCATTACTGGTTTTATCTAAAATAGAGAGTTAAGATAAAAATTCTTTTATTCCATAAAGCACCATATCTCGTTCACCCAATATATTTTTAGATAAAGCCTTCTGTTGGTTTAATAAGTAATTAAAATCTAAAGAATCAATATATTTAATTAAGTCATCTCCATAGCAATCTTTTGGCAATATGACCGGCATTAAGTTAAATAGATTTGACTTTTGTACTGTTTGTATAGTATTCGGCGCGAATAATGTAACTACATCACACATTAATGCCTCATAAAAACGGTTGGCTAAAAATGCATAGTTATCATGCGTATGTTTATCTTCCATATAAAGACTATACTTGTAATTTCTAAGGTCTTCATTGTCTCTTTGCCAATTTAGCGGCCTGATAAATTCGGCATTGCACCCTAGCGCTTCATATTTTTTCCAGTGCTTAATACTACTAGAAACAACCATGCCCTTTTTCAGATATAGTTTAAAATCATCGGCGCGATGTTTTCTGTATGTTCCATAATAAATAAACCCTTTTTTATTTTCTTTAACCGGTATACTTCTAGTGTCCCTAAAAATTAAACAATTGAGGTTTGTAGTATGCCAGTTAATTATGAAATCATTTAATTTCTTACCACCTATATTTTTTCCTAGAATCCAGTGGCGATAGCCTTCTCTTGGATTATTGCATATCATATCATAAGTCCTACCCTGACTTATTGCATAACGTAGTAGTTGATTGTCTTCTAAATCGTGATCATTTACAAGCCACACTAACCTTGCATTTGGGTTATTATCAATGATTTTCCTATACGGAATGTGTGGCATATAAGGTGAGGCGTAACAGCAAATGATAACATCATATTTGTTATTAACAATCTGTGGCAGCTTATACTCGCCATCAAGAAAATCTGCCCCCAAATAATTTTTTAGGATAATAGAATTTCTACAATGAACAATACTTGTATCACTATAATCTTCGGCAAGTGGTTTTGTCTTGCTAGTAGATTCAATTATAAGAATTTTTTGCGTCATAAAATCAAGTCCAAAACATTTCTCTCTCGCGCATGAACCAAATCAAAATTTCTGTATCTTTTTCTGCGATTTCCTCTTCTATTGCATTATGCTTGCCATAGCGCTGTTCAAAAGTGCCCTTCTTTTTGCGTGTTGCCTTGGTAAGTTCTGCATCGGATCTAGCTATTAACTTTGGCCTATATTTTTCTATATACTTGACCGCATTCTTGATTTCTTTATAGAACTTTTTATGCGCATCGGTGTCCTCCCAACTAACAATACCATTTAGTATTTCCTCGTACCAAAAATCTAAAATTAGAGCAAAATTTATTTCTCTAGAGAACTCTGTTATATCAGAATACTTGTGTCTTGGACTGGCTTTGCGAAACCTTGGGTAAAAGGGGTTAATAAATCTGTAGATATTACCCCTAATTTCAGAATACTTAAAGTATAGGCTTTTATAAAATGCATATACTGGATTGTCCCAACTAAACACCCATTCACGTACAAGCCACTGTATGGGGTATATGCGCTTAATTTCCTGTTCCCAAAATTTCCATCCTTTATTGTTCTGGTAGTTTTTACCAATTTTTGCACCCGATGGAAGATGGAGCCACTCTACAGGGAGAGCGAATGGTTTTCTATATAGACCAAAACGCTCGCGCTGATTGCTTGGTAGAGAAAAATATTCCTCAACTGAGTTTACATTTACATATGGTAAAATTGACGGGCCTCTCAAGCGCTTCGTTAGCGTTGTTATAACTGCTTTATTCATCAGTAAATCTTAATAAAAATTAAACGCAAAGTCAATTAAGATTTAAAAATAAATCCCACTCACGAACATTGTGCTTATTCCTTATATAGAAAGTAGAGGGAAGCTCTTTCGGGTCGTGTGGTTTTTTAATCAATTTTAAACCGGCCTCTTCTGGAGTCCTGTTTGCTTTTTTAGAATTGATTTCCTTGTGGGTTAAGACACAATTATGCCAATCGGTTTTTCCGCCACGAGACTTGGGTATTATATGGTCTATATTTGCCTCTTGTGGGGTGAGCTTTCTGCCGGAATATTGGCAAATACCCTCGTCTCTATCCCATATCGCCTTGGGCGAAAACTTCGGTCTTTTTCTAGGAACTTTTCCATAGTTGCAAAGCACTAATACTTTAGGGATTTTTATGTTACCCTTTACCGTTTGAATAAAATCATCTTTATCTTGATCAATGGGAAGTTTTACCCATTCACTCCATTTTAGCGGAATCATATAATCCTCCCCGCGAATGTCGAGCGCGGTAGCAGTATCGGAATACATCATTGTCATTGCCTCTAGTGGGCTCTTGACATGTATGGCTTGCCAATTTCTATTCAATACTAGAACTGTTTCTTTTCTTAAGTGATCCATAAACCGTTCTTAGTAATTTACAGTTTTTTGGTTGTGCAGTCAATTGTTTTGTGTAAAATCCGGATATTTGTGAAAAACTTTATCTTGACAGATATATACAAATATAGCACCATATATATATATGGGTAAAAAAATAATAACGATTGGCGACATACATAACCATTGGCCAGAGGCTGAGGCTATTGCGTCCAAGTATGACGATACTCATACAATCATATTTACTGGCGACTATTTTGATGACTTTGGCGATTCTGCTGTTGATGCCATCCAGACTGCAAAATGGCTAAAAGCTTCTTTGGCAAAACCAAATAGAATACATCTCATGGGTAACCATGATATTAATTACTCCTTTTATAACGCTGGGCGTACCGAAGCAGGGTGTGCAAAAAACATATATGACTGTTCTGGATATTCCCTAGAGAAAGACATCGCTATAAATAAAGTTTTAGAACAAGAGGACTGGGATAAGATTAAATTATACCATATTGAATACGGTTTTATTTTTACCCATGCTGGTATACATCCCCACTGGTTTGAGCATCCGATGCTGGGTGTAAATATAGATTATGTTAAAGAGAAACTGGATAAGGCCACCGATGATTACCGTAACAGGGTTTGGAACGACCTTATTGGCGCTGCTGGCCGTTGTAGGGGTGGTATTCATAAAGCTGGCGGAATCCTTTGGTGCGATTATTTTAGGGAAGCGACTCTAGTATCTGGTATTAAACAAGTATTTGGACATACTCCAGTTACTTCTAAAATGCATTCTGGTATTGATATCGATACTGATGGAGATAGGTCTGTAAACATAAATATTGACTGCGGGCTTTCCGAGGTATTAAGAATTCATGAAAATGGAGGGTATGATATAATCTCAACGGATTATCCAAACTTCTATTTTCAACAACACCAAAAACAAGTAAAAAAGTTTTTAGATCATATTGATCTGGACGCTTACAGTAAAATATACGAACAGCTATACAACAATGAAAAAAATAAAAATAAATAAATCAAAACTGTACTCTTTGTACATGAACGAAATACATATAATCTCGGAAATCTTGGAGGATAAGAGTTATTTTTCGCCAGAAGAAATCGTGGGTATTATATGCGAAGTATTAGAAAAAAATCCGGAGCTTATACAAGAAAAATCTCTAAAACTATGAAAAAAGTATTACTGCCAACTAATGAGGTGTTTATCAAGCTATCTGAAGAAGATATGCTAGAACTAAATATAAAACCAAATGATAAGTTCGATTTGAAACTTGAACAAGATGGTTCTATTAAACTAGAAAAGTATACAAGTATAGAATTGGATATGGCTGAATGGCCAAGAGAATTTCTAGAAATACTTATTAAGGAATCTTGTGAACGAGATATTTCGGTAAATGAGGTACTAGTGGATACTATTAAAAAATCAATTGATTTATGAGATTTACACCAGATAATATTACCAGTCTAAAACCATACGAGATTTTTGTATTTGGAAGTAATGAGGCAGGAATACATGGCGCTGGGGCAGCAAGGGTCGCCAATAAGCTTTTTGGCGCAAAAATTGGTGTAGGTGTAGGTCGAACTGGTCAAACATATGCTATACCAACAAAGGATCACTCAATTAGAACTCTCGATTTGGATAGTATAAAAAAGTATGTAGACGACTTTATAGAAGAAGCACATAACTTTCCATATTTAACTTTTCTTGTTACTCAAATTGGGTGTGGTTTGGCCGGACATTCCCCGAAAGATATTGCCCCCATGTTTTCTAATGTCCCGAGTAATGTAATTATTCCAGAAGAATTTTATAAAATAAATAAGAAAGATATATTTTTTTAAAAAATAGGTGTAATTATATTATAATAATTATGAACGCTTCTTTTATAGGCACAAAACTACTTGCAACTGGACAGTCAATACCATTTACTGGACAGTGGGTAAATATTGCTGAAGCTAGAAATGCTCTTTTTGTTGTTTATGGTAGCGGCATCGTGGGAAATACATCGGCAACCTTGCAGACAAAAACCCCATTTGTTGGCTCACCACTATTCAGTAATACCGGTGCTCAGGTAGGAGTGCCTTTTTATACATTTAACCCTCTTACTAATGGGTATAGTGCTCCTGCGCTATTAGATTCTCCAATTTCTCAGGTAAGACTTGTTGTTGCTAGTGGGTCTGGTAGTGTTTGGTCTTACGCTTCTATACAGAACTAGTTTTACTCTGTTTGTTAATGATGGGTATAATTTGATTGTAATATTCAAATATAGATTTTTCCCATTCATTTACTAGTAATATAGCCTCACCGGCAGGCATATTATCAATATCTGTATTGAAATTACATATTTTTCTTTCATGCTCACTAAAGGACATGAGAAAATTCTTAAGGTATATGTTCGCGTCGTTTACGGTCTCCATTATCTGTGTGGAACTAGCATTGAGATTAAAATACATTCCGCATTTCTTTTTTCTTTTTGTGGGTTTAAATATTTTTACAAAAACAATATAACCCGAACCGCTAACTAACTCAAGACAAAATATAGTATAAAAATACTTATCTTTGCCATTATTTATAGAAACTAAATCTTTAGATGCAGCGCAAAACATTATGTTTACCACAATTTCATTTGCTTTTTCAAAAAAACTAGTTTCTTGTTGAGTCATAATATAATGTATTAATATTATATATTATATGCAGTTATTATTATAAACTAAAAGCTTCTAGAGAGTATTTAAATGGGTTCCCATCGATATTTTTTACATGCTCCAGCATTAGAGCAACTAGATCCCTAGTTTCTTTTTGTGCGTCGGGCTTAATTCTAAGATTGCATAGATGAACAAAAGCATGAAAACTACCCGTCCATATAAACTTCGTTTCAAGAGCTAATGGCAAATGCACACGACATAATTCTTTCGCTACACCAAAATCGCTCATTTCTTTATATAGTTCTTGAGATTGATTAATTATATTATGAATTTTATTTTGGAAATACGCGTTATCTTCGTCGGACAGGTCGCCAGAACTACCCTGTTTGCTATCTTTGGATTGATATCTTAGTTTAGGAGTTACCCAATAAGTATCAGAAAAATCAACATAACGACCACTTATACTATTTCGCGCCCAACCTATTTGGTGAGTAAATAACTGTCGCTCAACAAATATAGGGCATTCAATTCTAAACTGTAATTGAGGGTGCCGAAATGGAGTTGTGTGCTTATGGGAGGCTAGATATTTAATTAATTTAATTTCTTTATCTGAAATACTGTCGGTTTCCTTGTTGTACGAAACTCTAGCAATATTTGCTATCATTAAATCGCTGCCAAAATAACTAATTAGTTCAGCGTTCATTATATTAAAATATTTCTAACTTTACATGTTTATCTATGTTTGCGGGTGTATAAGATGGGCTTTTTTGTACCTTACCATCTAAGCTCTTAACTAGATATCTATTTTCCGTAACTTTTACAATATCATATAGGCCAGTATCAAGACTAGAAATTTCCTCTTGACTAAAAAGCTTTGTCATATTTGAGTCATGTACCTCTTGCTCAACTGGATGAATATCAATTCCATAAGCATTTGCTGCCCCATAATTAACATATGAAATATCTGCAAGGGCATCTGCTATAGCTATGATATCGGGGGATTTTTGCGGGTCTTCTACGACCTCTATGCCACCATTATCCTTGAGCAGTGCTTTTTCAAATTCAAAGCCCAAAGAATCAATAATTTTTACCCCACTTGCCTCTGCTAGTTCCAAAACTTCCTCTAAGAGAAGCTTTACTCTTAAAATACGTGTTTTAACATCTGGAATAGTGGGCTTGGATGGACAGTCTTGCCCAAAAACATTCATAAATTCTTTTACTTTCTGTTGGTAATGCATATATATACTATAGACAATATTGTTTATAATCTCAATTTAAAAAATAAATTAAGCTCTAAATAGATAAAATCTAGTTTTTTTTATGTTTTTCGTAGTTTTTTATAAAATTAAATGTAATATATAGCATGAGCATAGATCCTCTATCAGCATTAAATCCAATAGATAGTTTGCCAGAGCATAAATCTGATAAATGGTATCATGCATATATTAAACCAGCTGTTATGTTAGTGGCCTTTATGATGTTTAGTTATGCTACGCTATGGATGGGTCAGCACTACGTAACAAATGATAAGTTCGGGGAGTATGTAAAAGCACAGGTGGATAGTGATAAAAGGCAGGACGCGGAAGCTCAAAAAAGATTTGACGTAACACAGGCAAAATTAGAAACAATTATAAATCAGCAAGTTTCATATACAGAGCAGCTAAAGGCTTATAGCCAAATAATGGTAAGCATCCAGAAACAGGTGGACAGCCTTGATAACAGAGTAATTTATTTAGAGAGAAGTTCTAGGGCACCTTCCGCAAATTAATATATATTAAAAATATGTAACATTACCAATCTTTTTAAGCGCGCGATTAATCTGATTGAGTATTGATGGATCTATCGCTTTTAATCGGGTAATTTCTTCGAGTGGTTCCTTAAATAGCTGAGAATTTTCTAGGATATATCTTTGCACTTTAGTGTCGGAAAAGAATATAGAAGATACTCTTTCATTATCAAGAAGCGGAAGGAAGAAGTGTAAATATTCGGTGCTCTTCTTTATTATGGGCAATGCACCTTGAAAATTATTTTCAGAAAGAAAGAAGTTCTTGGCCTCCTTTCCATTTTTAGATTCAAAAAGTTCCTTGACCTTTAAAGTTAAACTACCCACCTGAAGCGTAACGAGAAGTTTAGTTGGGTTTGTTTTCTCGTCTAAGACATCAAATAAGTCCCCGCCTTCTTTAAATACCTCTAATGCGTAGTCGAGCCTCCTTGGGGAAACAAGTTTTTGCGCCTCTTTTGGTAGGCCTTCCCACCACTCAATTGCGCTACGAGCAATCTTTGCGTCGAATTTATTTTTAAAATAATCAAAATCTGGAATATATGGAACTTTAATTTTTATTTGAAAGCGGTCAATCTGTGCGGAATCTAGGTTCTCTACGTCATATGATTCGTCATCATCATCCGCAGGATTTATTGCCGCCCATACGACCTTTAGGTTTGGAAATTTGCGCCCATTAATGCTTTTAAACTGAATAAGCTCCATTGTTGCATTTCTGACTTTTTTGTGGCTGCGATTATATTCGTCAAAAAATATAGCCTTTAGATTGTTATTTACCATTTGTTTTGGTAAAATAAAATCAAGGCATGGCTCATTATTCATGAGAGATTCCTTAGGGACACCAATTAAGTCAACCCAAGGATCCAATGTGCTAGAAGAAAAATATATCCAATTATTTTTACCAAAAGCCTCATCAAAAAGCTTTTCAATTAATGATGTTTTACCAACGCCATGCTTGCCCTCCAATAGGACATTTTTATTTAGCTTTAAATAAAGGCGCAGCTTATCTTCTAATTCTTGGGTTGTCATTTTTTACGAGGTTAAATGAATTATATATTAATATTGGTATATATGCAAGAATATATTACTCAAAATCTGCGAGACTGTAGACCTTGCATTGCCTTGGAATCATTTTTGAACTACCGTCTTCAGTTACGAACCAACTCCATTTTGCTTGTTGGTTTTCCGGAATATTTGGCCGATCACCCCATCCGTCAGTAAGAACCCAAACAAAAGGGCTGCGATTTGTTTGTTTATATACAAAATCACTAATACAGCGAAAGCTTGTACCGCCAAATCCGAATAATTTTTTATTTTTTAAATCTACTTTGTAGACACTCGTATCAAAGCAGTAGTACTCAACATCAAACTTGTTTTTATCTATACTATTTGCCGCATCAAAAAATCGCTGCGCCAATCCCTCGCAGGAGCCACTTGTGTCTATAAAAAAGTAAGTTTTAATTTTATCTATATTCGTTTTTCTAATTTCACACTCTATTTCGGATGGCAATAGCATCTTGTGATTGAGGGTGTGCATTCTGCGATCACGCGCTATCCAGTGTGATTCATTTGTTTCTTCTTTACCGAAGCTTCTTTCAAATTTCTTAATAATAGTTTCCCATTTAGACTTTCTTTTCCTTGGCTTTTTTTGTAAAATCCTGCTAAGCCCGCCAGCTTTTGAGCCAAAGCTATTGTCATTTGAATCGGAATTATTTTGTTCCGATCTTTGCGCAATACTTTTTAAAACGTCCGCCTCTTCATCTGATAGCTCGTTTATAATTTGCTGAACAAGATCTTGTGGTATGTCCAAACCCTCATGTGAATTTATTAATTGTTTGCTACTATTTGGGATTTGTATATTATTTTCAATAATTTTGTTTAAATAGTACTCAAAACTATTACCTTTTGATATGTTTGGCTGATCTTTAAAAATTTTATCAAACCATACATACTCGTCATCTGGATCAATTTCCGTTCTTTGGAAATTAAAATATTTAATTAGCCCCTCATTTACTACGATATCCATCGCAATATTTGCTTGGTCGGCATATTGTTGAAATTTTTTATTAATTCTTTTACCATGAGAGTTGATTACGTGCATGCACTCATGTGATATAACAAACTTTCTTTTTTCCTGAGAAATCGAATTCCAAAAAGTTTCGTTAATCAAGAAATCAATACATTGGCCATCCTCGTTAAAACTAACACACGCAGTATCAATTTCCTCCGAGTAGCGGGGCTTTACTAAGCGCCAAAATTGATAAAAAACAGCATGATGTGAAACAAGTGAATTTAATATTGACTGATATTGTGTATACTCCATGTCAATACATGGTCTAGTACCGCACACTAGATGATTGTACAGATACCGTATTCATGGTTGCTATGTAGCTGTCCGGACCAATTTTGCGAATTTCACAAGTTGAATTGATAACTGCTCTTGACCCGCTTGATAACCAAGCGCTTAATCTGGCCTGTTCTGCAGTTTTTCCGGTACCAATGAAAACTTCGTTTACCTTTCTAGTATTTTCGTTATAGTAGTTATGATAAGAACGGTCGTATAATTGTGAATAAGAACTTGGTAGTGTTATTAGAAGAATTATACCAGCAATTATATTTTTCATATATAAAAGACTATGCTATGGTTTTAGTAATTTGTCAATCATATTTTGTAGTAAAGTAGATTCTTTGTAAAGGCCAGCGTTTGCTAAAACTGTTGGAGTGTGGCATACAAATATTTCATCCGTAGATTTCATTTTATCATGGGATACCATTAAAATAATACCAAGACCCAAAACAAAATTATTATCGGTAGCGTTGAATACCTTTTTAAGGGTAAAGGCGTTTTCGATTATTCGTGTGGCAACCTCTATAGGTGGGGAGTTTATATCAGAATTTAAAGACTGTTGCCAATTTGCTCCCTCAACTGTCCATTTGACGATATTGTTATCTGATGACATTAAGTAATTAAAACACTACTTAATTAATAAGTCAAATTAAATATTTACTTATTAGTATTATGGCAGCAGCAGTCTTTTTCGCACCCGCAGTCACAATTATTGGGGTCGGCACAGTTGCAATCGCAATCGCATTCTTCACTACCGCCTATTTCTTCGATGTCAAAATTGGGTAATATTTCGCCATACATTTCTTCTTGTGTCGGTAAATTATCCCAATCTATATCTTCGGACCCGGCAACTTGCTTGACTGACTTATCTGCTCTCCATGTCTGGCATGACCAATACCTAGCTTTCCACTTTGGACCCGGATTGCTGCAGTTATGCCTAGCTCTGAAATTTTTGCGTCTTGCTGGATCGTCTCTTTTTATTTCCATTTTAGGGTCGCCAAACCTAACAAGTACGACATTGCCTTTTTCATTTTTTACATAAACCGCAAATTTTTTTGGCCCTTTTGGTGTTCTGAATGGTTTATTTAAATTAACTTTTTTACCTTTATATTCCGAAGCAAATAGGTCTTCTTCTGGGCGGTAGGATACGTGAAGAAAAATTTGACTACCTTTAATTAATTTTTTAGTTGATGTATTAGAGGGCCTCTTTCCTTTATATTGAACTTTCCCGCCTCTTGATTTATATTCTTTTAAAATCCAAAGGTTCTTTACATAGCTATTTTTATCGCCAAATTTTTTATTCGCAGCCTGCTTTACACGATTGTAAAGGTCTTGATCTTGATATTTTACGCTGGAAATTATATCGAACATATATTAGTAAGTGTCTGCGCCAAATTTATTATTATAAACTTTCTCTCGAATCTCATCTTCAGAGGCAATTTTGGCTGGCTCGACTAATTCAATATTTTCGATACGCATGTCATCTTCGGAGTCGCCTTCTTCGGAGTTGTCTTCTTCGGAATCTTCCTTACCGAATTTTATATAGTTTTTAACACCACATATTTTTGCTTTAGAAAGTACCATTTTCTCAAAAACCCATGCTTCGATAGCCCTATCTTTGCATGTGTCATCTTCCAGACATTCGGACACTTTATTGGCAGCGTGTAATATTTCAGAAATGACTTTTTTTGCCTGTGCAATATAGTCTTCTCTTAGATCTGCCATCGCTTCTTCGATATTTGCCTTAATTTTAAATTCTTCTTTAATTGTATCGGGTAGTGCAGAAACAAATTCCGCGCCCTTTGATCTAGCCTTTCTAACTAAACGCTTTTTAAAGTCTTCATAATCCTTACCCTTACTGCGACCAAAGCTGCTAACGGCATCTTTAACGTCCTGTGGGGTAACAATTGGAAAGCTTCTGTCATTTGGATATAGAAAATCACTATCTTTTAAATCCGAGCGCTTTTTTCCGCCAAATTTTTCTTGTGAATATATTATTACTTCTTCGTCGCCACTACCAATAATAACATCTGCACTTGCCTTTGCATCTTTCCACTGTGTATAGCATACGGCTATACGCTGACTGTTGTCCTTCATTTCCCCTTTGTCATTAAGGTCTTGAATACAGCGTGAAACAAATTCACTTCTGTTTTCTTTATTTTTGGGCTTTGGTAGCGGCATAATATTAGTTTAGAAAGGTTAGCTTGTAAATGGTAGTGTCTAAAAGTTGAATGATCTCGTCAGTAATATTTTGAAGTTCACTATCTTTAGCAATAGCAAATCGCTTGGTGGAGATATAATCTCTCAATCCTTTTACGAAATCAAGCGCATCGACTGGAGTTTCTACAGATTGTACCGGATACTCAGCAATACCATACTTGCCTTGATACGATTCAATTAGCGTGTCGGTAATTTCCGGAAGAGAGTCATAAAGATCCTCTAGAGCCTTATGCTTTGCATAACTACGTGTCTGTAGATGTAAAATGTGAGCAACAGTAGCGCTATTTAGTAATGTGGCAAAAACTTCATTTGCAACTTGCGCGTCTGCGTTAACTTGGATTTCGGTACTCGCCTTTATTTCCTCAATTGGCTTAACGGTGAACAGGGTTTCACTATCTCCACTTCCCATAATCATTGCTGAAGATTCTTTTGCCTTATTCCATTGCATTTCGCATGCAGCGACCACGCGGTTTGGGTCGGACCATTTACTATCAGATGGGTCAATTTTAATTGCCGTGCAGCGTTTCATAAATTCTCCACGGGCCTCTTTATTTTTCGGGAGGGGAAGCTTATTATTCATATAATAATATATTACACACATATAATAAAAATGTATAATAAAAATTAATTATTAAATTAATATAGTGTAATAATAATTATGTACGGAAGGGTTATATATGCAGACCAAAATCTTTACATTGGTGGAAACTTGTTATCTGGCGTAATTGATTTTACAAGTGATTTTCAGGTGCCGTTTTCCAATGTTGATATGGTTGGTTTTCTGGGGACAGAGCAGTATATTACAAGAGAGTTGACAAGGAATATTTCGTTTAGTAGGCACTTGGTTGGCAGCGACCCCATTCTTTACCTAACTGGCGATGAAAGTGTCGGTGGTAGTATGGTTTATAATAATAAAAATTATGGATTCAATAGTGGATACTTAACAAGCTATACAGTTACCGCAAGTGTTGGTGGATTGACTCAGGTAGATACGGATTTTGTTGTATATGAAAATATTGGTCATAATATATCTGGAAACGACCCATTGGTTACTGCGGGTATACCTTTTACGCCGTCAATTTCTAGTCAAATAGCCATTAATGCGACCGAGGGTGAAACCAATAGAATTACAAGTTTTGAGTACTCAATACAATGTGAAAGAATGCCTCAATATGTAATGGGAAGTCTTAATCCAAGATATGTAGTTTTAAAAAAGCCAATACCAGTAATGCTAAATTTAACTGTAGAGATAGATGATTATGAGTCTCCTGACATACAATCATTGGTTTGTACGCCGTATCAACAAAATTTAACTGTTAATTTAAATAAATGTGATGGTAGTACTACAATTCAGTCATATTCTATTAATAATGCATTCTTAATAAGTAACTCAATAAATAGTAGCTTAACAGAAAATTCTAGTGTAAAATTAGGGTATCAGGGATATATTATTTAAGAAAAGATATGCTAAATTATACGAACATACCAATTATTGTTGATGGGACGACTTATCTGGCCACACAGGCAAATTTTAGTGTGGCTACGGCGCTTGACCCTGTTTATAGCCTTGGTAAGGCGGGCAAGGTTGCACAAAACCCAAATGGCCCTATTAAGGGTACGCTATCTTTCGATTATAATATAAATGGAGATAATATATTGAGTTTATTTAATAACGTCGTTTCCAATGTTGGGTCTGCGTGTTCTCCTTCATCTGTATCTATAGGTGGACAAAGTTTTACTGGTGCATATTTAACCTCTCACGGTTCAAATGGACAGGCTAACCAGTTAGCTACAGCTAGGGCGGGTTTTGACTTATATTTTGCTAATACATCTGAGGCGATAGAATTTGGTAATAATGGTAGTGCGAGCACATCAAATGGGTCAATAGCATTAGGTCATGGCGCTGCCTCAAGTGTTACTGGCGCGGGAATAACAGACGCGACATCTTTTAGTTATGATGGAACAATACAATATGATTATATATTTAAGCTTGGGAGCATCAACCCTATGGCGGCTTTTGTTTCAAGGGGTTCTAAAAGAATTACTCTTGAGGGGTATAGTGTGTCGCAAAATATAACCATGTGTGGAGTTAATGCAATTGCTACTGCTAATGTTAATCCAATTTGTGGTAATGGCGGAGCAGTTTCTTATTCGGTATCTGGACAAATAACACAACTGGAGGGTAGTGTAAGTGCAGGTCAAGTCGGCCGTGGCAAGGCTACTGTAACACAGTTTATTTAACAAGTAAGATAACTATTATTGGTTTTAACTATTTTCTCTGTATATGCTAAACTACACAGATATAATGGTAGAAATTAATGGGGAGGGTTATGCAGCAACTCAGGCGAGTTTTAATATCGCGTCCCCAATACAGCCTATATATTCATTATCTGAATATGGCGTTGCAAATAAAAGCTGTAACTCTCCTATAAAAGGAACGTTTAATATAGATTATAATATTGACAAAGATGGTATATTGGATTTATTTGATAAAATAGTTTTTCAAGATATAGCGGGTAATATATCACCGATATCTCTATCTATTGGTGAACAGGGATTTAATAATGCATATTTAGTTTCACATGGTGTTAATGGTTTATCTAATCAATTGGTAACAGCAAGGGCTGCTTTTGATTTATATTTTGACAACATAAATGAAGCGATAGAATTTGGAAATGCGCCTTTTAGATACGATGAAACAATATCTGCATTTGCACACGGGGCATCTACAGTTGGTTCGGTTGGCGCAATATCAGACGTAGCATCGTTTTCATACGACTCATCAATCCAATATGAATTTATATTTAAAATAGGTAGCGCAATACCCGCGAGGACGTATGTAAATAAGGCAGTAAAAAAAATAACTATTGAGGGATATAATATTAGCTCCAATATCTCCATGAATGGACAACTCGCTACCGCAACGGCAACTGTTTACCCATTATGTGGAAGCAGTTCATCAATGATAAAACAATATTCTGCTTATGGGTATATCACAGAACTCGATGGCAGCGCTTCCGCAGGAAGAGTCGGCCGTGGAAAAGTCGTTGTTAATCAATTTATTTAAGATCTCTCATATTCCTATAAATTTTGCAGTCTTGCTTGACTATTTTATCTGCAAAAATAGCATCTGAGCCCTTTAGTCTGCCCTTAATTGCTACAATATCGTTTTCTTCTGGAAAAAGACCAGCATTATCGTGTCGTAGCTCATCCAGCATACCTTTTTTACCATCAAAAAGTAGGCATGTCATTGTTCCCGTATCGTCAGACACAATAGCTTTATAGAATTTATTGCCATTTTTAGATTTAGAAACTTTCGTCTCAAGAATTTGGCCAACTATTAAAACATTGTCATTTTCTTTTCTTGTATCTAGGATACGCTGAATAGTATTGAACATTGGGTTCTTCTTTTTGAAGATGTTTGTAAGATTTTCACTATAGCTAAAACCTAGGCAATTTCTTTCATAAAAGTAATTTGTTATTTCTTCGTTTCTGCTATTTAGAAGATAAATGTCTTTATAGGTACTATACTTACCCTTGATGGTTTCAAACCTACTATCCTTAATTTGACCCTTCTCGTTCAAAACCTTAATGATAGAAAGAATGTCTTTATTATCTGTTTCATCATGTATGTCTTTAACTAAACGCTTTTCACGATCAGTTAATAGATTGAACGTCTGCGCCTCTAAAACTAAGCGCGTCCTCTTTGTCTCTAGTTCGTCTAGAGATCCAGCTTGGATAAGTGACGACAGTACGCCGATATTAAGACCAGCTTGCTTTGCTGCAATGAAGCAATCAATTTTGCTATCGTACTCTCCACGAAACTTGATAAGTTTTTCCATAGCACTATCAGAGATGCCCTTGATTGCGCTTAGTCCATATCTAATATTTTTATCGTCAATCTTAAATTCCATTCCAGATTTTAATAGATGTGGCGGCAACAACTTAATTCCAAAATGGGGAAGCTCCTGCTGTATCTTTCTAATTTCCTCCATCGGGTCGGGAAGCCTCTGACTGGCATTTAAGCATGCAGTAAAGAATTGTAATGGATATTTATATTTTAAATATACAGTAAGGGCACCAAGATATGCGGTTGCCATTGAGTGCGACTTGTTAAACGAATAGTCAGCAGAATCGCTACATACTTTCCAAATTGCTTCCGCAACTTGAGATCCAAAACCATTCTTTTCGCAGGTTTCAAAAACCTTATCTTTCCATTTTGGCATTTCATCTCTTTTCTTTTTACCGATAACCCTACGAATAATTTCTCCCTCGTCGGCAGAAAATCCAACCGCAACAAGGCTCTGAATTAGCTGTTCTTGATATAGTGGTAGATTTCTACTTTCTGAGAATACCTCGCGTAATTTTTCATGCGGTGGCTCTCCAGACATGCAAACATATTTATCTTCATAAGCTAAAGCGCCGGGTCTAGCGATAGCATTAACATCGCTAAGCTCTTGAATATTAGCTGGCTTGATTTTTTGACAAACCCTGTAAGCACAATCTGCGCTAATTTGGTAAAGACCATAAGGTTTAAGATTATCGCTCTGTAGATGCTTGTAAACATCTATATTAGTATCAAGATCAATATCTTCGAGTTTTTCAGGGATATTCTCAAAAATATCCTTAATAATCTCATTACTTGTCAAACCCAATAGATCAAGCTTAATACCAAACTTCGCGGCAGTATTCATTTCATAAGAAACACTGACTTCGCCCTCCTTATTTAATTCAATAGGAACAAACTCGTCAAGGGCCGAGTACGAAATAAAATATCCACTTGCATGCGTAGACTTTCCGCGAATAAGGTCACGCAATTTAAGTGCAATACCATATGATTCGGGATATGTATCCGCCCATTTTTTAAACTTTTCACTATTATTATACGAGTCTTCAATATCCTCAACTACACCAAATGTTTTACCAATAGTGTCTGCTAGATCGCCAGCCATTTCCTCATTTGCTTCATTAATGATTTTATAAACATCCTTAACCAGAATCTTTCCAGAAAAGGTGGAAAGAGCGGCAATTTTTGCAACCTTACTTGGATAGCAATCCTTTAGCCACTGAATGATCTCTTCACGTACCCCTCCAAGATTAATATCGACATCCGGAGCTAGATCGCCCTGAATATATGTTACGCCATCAATAATCTCTTTCTTGGCACGAACCTTGGAAATAAAACGTGTAAAAAACAATTTCTTATCAATAGGGTCAACACCAGTAACACCAATCAAAAAGAAAATTAGACTACCTGCTGCGCTACCACGACCCCAGTCAATGAACGCTCCTAGTTGCCTAGCCTTGTTAATAACGCGCCAAACTAATAGAAAATAGTCCACAAACCCAAGATCTTTAATAATTTCGAATTCTTCCGTTAGTCTATCAAGGTAGACTTGCTTCTTATCTTCCGCAACCTTATGGTTAAACTTTTTCCACCCCTCGTGAACAAGTCTCTTTAAAAAATTTTCATTATCTGTAAATTTACCTGCAACAGATTTTTTTTCTTCTATGGATAAGTCAATTTCTGGCAATCGCACAAGATTGACTTTATCGATTTTTACATCACCAAATTCTTTAATAAATTTTTCGTTCATACTTCGATTGTAAATATTTGTTTTCTAAAGATTGAAAATACTAAGTGGTTATCATAAATAGCATCATGTGCGCGATTTTCATCGTACGGAATGTCGTAAACACTACATAGGTGCTTTACTGATGTTTTCATTCCTCTTTGTCTGAAATTTTGCATTTGATAGTGCCAAGCCGTCCTGTTTTCTGGAATCGACTTCAATCCCAAGTATATAGCTTTTTGTAGTGCTTGTACATCAATAATTCTATCAATATAGGAATAATCAGAAGGTATTCCTAATTGGCGATGTATATTGTTATGCTGATAAATATCGAATCCAAAAAGATTTGCACCAATCAGTATATAATCTTTATTATATAAATAATCATT